AGCCGCGCGGGTTCGGATTGCCTCGTGGCGGTCGGATTTACGCATGGTCAAATCCTTTTCGCTTGTTTGAGACGTGAGCCCGACAGAATCGAGACGGTGCCATCGTCAGCCAGAAATTCATAGGTAACGTCGGTCCCGCCATGGTCCCAAAACCGGCGGACGATTCCCTCGCGTTCGATCCCGGCATTGTCGAAATAGCGCCAGCGCGGTCCTACTGGCTTCGGCTGTTCGGGTGTCATGCCTTCTCCTTTCGAACGCCGCCGCGCGGCCCGCGCGTCAGCACATAGTCTGGATAGTCGTGGAATTCGCCGTCATGGTCGGCAATGTGCAGGGAAGCCTCAACTGATTGGCCGAAGCGTTCCAGCGACCGCATAGTGGCTTCGAACGCCCGGGTCGCGCCACCTACAGTGGCGTAGATTTTCCCTGCATCGGGGGCGTCCGTGGGATAGCGCAGCATCGTCGGCATGGTCAGCCTTTCAAGAATGCATTGACGAACGCGTCCGCATTCTTACGGTACTTGTACGGGTGGAAAACCAGGTAAGCCGGATCGGCGTCCGTGGCGGTGGAAAGGCCGCTTGCGGTCGTCATGGTCACAAAGCCCGCAACGGTTTTGCCCCGGACTTCGACAGCGGCGGGCGTGGAGAAGAATGTGTCCGCGGTCTGCGCGATCCGCTTGCACTTGCGGACGACCCCATCGGGGCATAGCACCCGGGCGGCGACGTTCAACCCCCACGGGTGCGAGCGTTCGATCCAGGTGTCTTTGGCGTATTGGGTGCGAGTGATTGCCATGGCGGGCTCCGTTTGGTTAAACGCTAAGATGCGCGATAATGTCGCGTTCGATCATGGTCAGGAGTGCAGCGTATTTCATGGCCCGTTCGTCCAGTGTGCCCGTGACGGCGTTCGCTGATCCAGCGTAATGGCGCAAGCGTGCCAACAGTTGCGGATGGACCGTGGGAACGTGCCCGGATGCGTTCAGTTTGGCGAGCGCGAAGGCTTCCATTTCCTCCATATATTCGCCGTCCCAAGTGCGCCCCACGTGCATGGCTTCGAATTCTTCCGCCCATGTAATGAACGTCTGCATATCCTCGCGGGAGTCTCCTGAGTAATAGCCCATGGTTCCCGCTTGGTAGGCTATGTCGGCGATTGCTTCGTGCAGGAAATATGGGTTTGACATTTTCGGGCTCCGATTAAATGGCATTAGAGACTAAGCATTCGCCGTGCCAGTGTGACAAGGCATTGAATTAGGGGCTGCGTAAATTGGCATGGGATTTGTTTTGGCCTATTTACGGCAGATTGTGACGGCGTAAAGCGTCAGTCGGGCATTAAACATGACTATTTCCCTAGTTGCGTTTAACCAAAGTCGAATTAAATCGGGTCGGGTTTGTCTAGAAGTGAAACAAAGTTAGTGGTCACTAACCTGCCTTTAATCAAAGGCTTAAGTGAGAGTGAGTGGTCACTCACTTTTGCCTGGTGTACACGATTTTGTACAGTTTTGAAACAAGGAATTGTCCAACGGTATCAAAGTGTTAGCATTTATATTGCGTTGCAACAAAGGCCGATTTGTGCCAAAAAAAGAACAGACATGCCAGGAAAGGCCCGCGCAGACGCCCGCGGCGACCGGCCCGCGCCAATAAACCCGGACGCTCGGCGGGATGCTCATTACGAAGGCTATATATATCAATTAATAGTACTAGCTGTAACATTCTGGAATAATAGGTATTAGAACGGGATCAATGGTTTATGGTTGTTTGGAAAGTTACACACTCTATTTTTCGGGTGAAAGTCTGTTAGTGCTCACTTACGTGGAAAACCGCGCCGGTAGCCTTTTAGCTTGTTTAACCGCGAAGGTAAATCGTGTCTAGTTTGAATAACTAGAAAAATAGTTATGTTTGGCTGCGGAGCGCCGCTATTTTGGCATGCGTGAGCCAGTGCAAGCGGCCCGCGGTCGAGCGCTCACGATGGGCACGCAATAGGCATGCATAGCAGCGGCGAAGGTAGACAGTGCGAGCGCTCACGCATCCCGCCACGTAACAAACATTACATGTAACACCCGATACGGGCGGAATTCGAAGCCTTCACCCATCGGGCTAGTGCGCCCGCGGACGCCGCTATAGCCCGCGATCGCTTTCGCGCGTCGCATGATGCTAGCTTGGCACTCGCCCCGATGCGCGTCCATTTCGTAGCGCCGCACCCATGAATAGTTTGCCTCGCCCCCGAACGTGTCGGTAACTTCGATTGTCCACATAGCTAGACTCCCCCAGTGATAGAGAACAGAACCGCGGCGCACGTAGCGAGCGCCAGGATTGTCCGCACGAGCCCGCGATGTTGCGTTCCCGTGTCGTGATAGGACGGCGCGACAGTGGCGCACGAGAAGCGGCGCACGTTCGCTTGGTACTCTGATCGGCATTCGCGCATGGTTCGATCCTTTCAAAGTTAGGCATGGGGACTAGAGCAATCCCCATGCCATGATTGACTACGCGCGGTTAAACGCAGAGCCGCAATCGTTACATGTCGCATTCAGTACGTCGCGCGACGCGCGGACGATCACGCCACAGTCACACACAAACTTGCGAAGGCGCGACCCACTGCCTACGCCGCGAGACTTGCCCCCGCGTGTACCGATTCCGGCTCCGCACGGACGCCCCTTGCCGACAGGTGCGGCGTTAGGCGACAGACCACGGAGCGCACCCGGCCCGCCATCGGTAGGCAGTGGCATAGTGGCGAGCGCTTGCCGCACGTCAGGCGTGAAGCATGCAAGCGAGTAGCGCGTGCCAGCGGCGCGAACGAAACGCAATCCCAGTTTCGCGCATGCATCCGCCCATGCTTTCGAATGCCCCGCCGCGCAGCCCGCGAGCGCATGCGCCAATTCATGAATCGTCGTTCCCGCCACTTGGACAATGCTGTCTTCGCCGAACGCGCAGATTTCGCACATGTCGTGATCGTGTCCATTCTTCCAGACTTTGTTAAACGTGACGCCGCGGGCTCCGGTTTTGTATCCCGCGCCGTACACTAGCTTGACGTCCATTACCTTGGCGCGGTCTTCATCGTTCAGCCGCGCCACGGCCGCATCGCGCACCGCGTGAATGAATTGCTCATGGGTCGTCATTGTTGGTCCCTGTAGATAGCGTCCGCGATCCATCCGGCGGGAACGCCGAAGTATTCCGAACGGGAACAGATAGCGCCGCGCACCTTGCAACGGAGCGCCAGAGCATCGGGGGATATGTTGCCGCGCACACTTGCGAGCGCCGCGCGCGCTTCGGTAATGAATTGCTGCACTTCGATCGGGAAGGATTGCACCGTTGTCTCCTGTTGTTTAACCGCATAGAGAATAGAGCAAGCGGCATGCCACGATGCTAAGTGATTGAATGTATTAGAGTGGACAGTGGCATGATTATTGTCGCGGACGTTGCGCGTCACAATCTGCTGCCGCTCCGCGTCCAGGCAATCAGCATGCCAGCAATGTCGGGCGAAGTGAGCGACCACTACCCCCGGGGGTAAAAATCCTTTTTCTGTACTTGTACATGGGCAGTGCGTCATACCCGCCATAATTTTTAGATTTTTGACTTTTTCACATTTGTCCATTCCGATACACTTGACAGCCTCGCCATATCGCCTTTACACTTTCTCCCCGTACCGTCTACAAGGAGACACAAATGCCCCACGGACTCAGCGAATGGATCACCGCAGCGATCACGTTCTTCGTGCTGTACCTCCTTTGGATTGGCCCGATCGGTGAAATCCTCCGGTTCCCGTACTACCTGGTACAAGCCTTCCGTGGCAAGCTGACCAAGGAACCGAAGAATCAGTGGTGGCCGACGTGAAACGCGCCCGCACTCGTGGCTTCCGCTTGACAATGATGTCGTGGCTGAATCGCACACGTCGTCAGCGGCGCAAGTTCTGGATTCTCGGCAGCGACGGATACTTCGATTGGTTGCACGCGAGGCATCGCTGACACAACCCGTAGTGGCCTTCGCAGTGAGTAAGCGCTAGCCCCTGCCGTAACCCTCTGATTTGACTCGTCCTGGGTGGCGTGGTATACCCGCGCCCCATGAAGGACGACATACCCGCACCCCTTGGTAGAGAGATACCGGCGCTGATCCGTCGCCGCGTCTCCTTGGAGACTTTCTACGAGGGCGTCGAGCTATTTCTGCTAGGCGCGTCGTTCCGTACGATCGCGCAACTGTGGGTCGTCCCCGTCCATCTTGTGCAGCGCCTCGTGCAAACGCGCGAGTTCTCCGAAGTTGCGCGGGCTCTCAAGCCCCAGGTGCGGGCTACCGAGTCGATCGCGCTCTCCCGTCTCATCCATCAATCGCTCGACGCTGTAACGCAGCGCCTTGAGCATGGCGATCCGTACGTCGCCGCGAGCGGCGAGATTAAATTCAAGCCGATAGCTGCCAAGGATGCCGCGACCATTGCGGCACTTCTCTACGATCGGCGTGAGAAAGTGGACAGGGAAGTCGAAGGCAAGGCTGGTGTCGTGGACGACGACGCGATGCACTTGATCGAAGTCGCTGCGGCACTGGACAGCTTCAGGCGTCGGCGCGAAGAGCGCCAGGTGATCGACCTCACTGCATCGGTGACGAACGATGATGCCCAAGCTGCCTGAATTAACCGCGGAGCGCGTCGAAGCGTTTTTGCACGGCTTCCTGTTGTCGGGGCTCGCCTCGCCCGTCACGTCGCCCGACTTTCACTTTGAAATGTGGCAAATGACGTGCAGCGATCATCCTAAAGTTGCGATGGCCGCGCCCCGATCGCACGCCAAGTCCACTGCGGTTACGTTCACTCACTCTCTCGCTTCTGCGCTGTTCCGGCGCGACCCATACGTGCTTGTGGTGTCTAACACCTACGGCATCGCAACGGAATTCATTCGCAGCATCTACGAGACGCTGACGAGGAACGCGAAGATACGCGCGGTGTTCAAGGTTGATGGCTTTGACATGGAGACGCAGGACGACATCATCGTTCGCCTCCAAGGTGGGTACCGCTTCCGCTTCAAGGCTCTCGGCTTCGGCCAATCCGTGCGCGGCGTCAACTGGGGCACGCAGCGGCCTACGCTTGTCGTCGTGGACGACGGCGAGGACGACGAAATGGTTGCGAGCGAAGACCGCCGGACCAAGGCTGAGAATTGGTTCATTTCCGCGTTGCTGCCGTGCGTCGATCCGCAGCGCGGGCGCATACGCGTGGTCGGCACGTTTTTGCACATGGACGCGTTGCTGACGAATTTGTGCGACAACCCGGAGTGGATGAGCAAGGTTTGGGAAGCGCACAACGACGACTTCTCTGAAATTCTCTGGCGGGAAATGTTCTCCCGGGAGAAGTTGCTGGCGATACGTCGTGACTACATCACTCGCGGCAAGCTGGATATGTACAACTGCGAGTACCGCAACAGGGTGATCGACACGACGAGCGGCTACTTCCGCGCCGACGAGTTCGTCCCCATGACGGAGAAAGAGAAGAGCAAGGAGTTCCGCAAGACGCTCATCCCGTACGCGGGCGGCGACTTCGCTTGGTCAACCAAGGAGAAGCGGGACTTCACTGTTTTTCCGATCGTGTACACCGACCACGAGTTCAACGTGTACGTGTACTTCGTGCTTAAACGGCGGATGGACAGCATGGAGACCGTGGACGAAATGTTCGGTCTTCAGGAAGCGTTCGACCCCCTGGTGTGGTTCAACGAGCGTGGAGCGATCAGCGCATCGCTGCAAGCCGCGGTGGAAATGCGTACGCGGCAGACCGGGAAGACGCTAAACATCCAGGAAATGCCGGTCAACAAAGAGAAAACGATCAGAGCGCGTCCGTTCCAGGCCAAGATGCGTCAGAAAATGGTCAAGTGGAACGTCGATGCCGATTGGTTTCCCGAAGTCATGCAGGAGCTACTTGAGTTCCCCAAGGGCAAGCACGACGATGTAGTCGATGCGCTTGCTCACATATTCATCGGGCTCGCGGAAATGCCCGTGCCGGATACGCCGGAAGACGAAGAAGAGGAAGAGTTTCGTCAGCGCGAGCGTGAAATCGTCGTTTGGGGCGGGCGTGAGCCCGTCACTGGCTATTAGGAGCCGACATGATCTATGACTTGGACAACGACGCAGTGCCGATGGCGAAGCTCATCAGCGCTCCGAACGTAGCCACGCTGTTGGACGACACAACGCGTAATCGCATCACCAGCGCGGTGGTCGATGGGTACGTCAACGACAAGCAATCGCGCGAACAGTGGGCCGTTGCCAATGCGAATGCCATGGCAATGGCGCTACAGGTCGTGAAACAGAAGACGGAGCCGTGGGTCGGCGCGTCGAACATCAAGTTCCCGCTCGTCGCAGTGGCGTCGATTCACTACCACGCCCGCGCGTACCCCCTCCTGGTCGATAACAACGACCTCGTGAAGTGCATGGTGTATGGATTGGACCCGGATGGGGGGAAGACAGCCCGGGCCGCGCGTGTTTCGCAGCACATGACATGGCAGTGCTTCGAAGAAATCCTTGAGTGGGAAGAGGAACATGACAAGTTGTTTTTTGTTAAGGCCATTCTCGGTGTCGCCTATTCGAAACAGTGGTACTCCCCCGAATTGCGACGCAACAGGGCCATGTGCGTCTCCCCCGCGGACTTCGTTGTCAACTACTGGACCCGGGGTGATGTCAACGAGGCTCCCCGCGCTACTCATGTCATGGAGTTCTCGTCCAACGACGTACGCGCGAAGATTGTTCGTGGATCGTGGCTCGACTACGACGACATTGGGAAGGCTTATTACTACGGCTACGGCCCGTTCGATGACAACCCGCTTGTGCAAGTGCGCGACAAGCGCACCGGGATCATGCCGCCACAAGCGGACGCGACGAAGCCTTCGCAAATCCTGGAGCAAATGACGTGGATGGACCTTGACCATGACGGCTTCGCGGAGCCGTACTTTGTCACGGTCGAGTACAACGAGGGTTCGACGCAGAAGTTGCGGCGCATTGTCGCCCGCTGGACTGACAAGGACGTTACCTATGACAACCCGCAACAGAAAAAGGGCATCGTCAGCATCAGACCCGAGAAGACGTTCACCAAGTACGGACTCATCCCCGCGCCCGACGGGTCGCACATGGACTTGGGTTTCGGACGCTTGTTGGGGCCCATCAACGCCGCAGTTGACACCGCACTCAATCAACTCTTCGACGCTGGAACGATCGCCAACTATGGGGGCGGCTTCCTCGGACGTGGGGCGCGTTTCAAAGGCGGGCAGTATCAGTTCACACCGGGTAAGTGGGTTACTGTCGATGTCCCGGGGAATGATCTAAAGAACAATATCGTCCCGGTGCCCGCACCGGAGCCGTCGCAAATCATGTTCCAACTCATCGGCTTCCTCGTGAACTACGGCGAGCGGCTGGCGAGCGCGGGGGATGTCCAGGTAGGAGAGAACATCGGGCAGAACACGAAGGCCGCGACTGCGGAAATGCTCAACGAGAACGGTCAGCGCACGTTCAAGGGCATGTTCAAGCGTGCGTGGCGTTCGATGCGCAACGGCTTCCGCATCCAGTACGACTTGAACTCGGTGTACATGGAAGAGACGATCCACTTCGCGGAAATCGCCACGGGCAAGGGTGCCATGGTGTCGATCGAAGACTATCGTGGGCCGACGACGGATGTTCGCCCCGCTGCGGACCCGACCGTAGTGAGCGACGGCGAGAAGAAACAGCAAGCCGACCTCATTATGAAGCTCGGGCAAATGTTCCCAGGCAACAAGCGCAAGCAAGTCGAGCGCGTGCTACGTGCGTACAACATTCCGGCCCCGGACGAAGTGTTCCCGCCGCCGAAAGACCAGCAGGGAAAGGCCGCAGCGGACTATCCGCCGCCGCAGCCGGGGGTGGACATGCTGGAATTGCAAATCAAGCAAGCGGCGCAGAAGTTGGACGAAATGCGCTTCAAGTTCGAAGCCCACGTCGGCTTGCAAACGCTTCAGTCCGACATGAAGGCTGCGCAAGCGGAGTTCTACAAGGACTACACCGCCGCAATCAAGAATCTTGCGATGGCAAAGGGCGAAGAGGCCGGGAACATCGTCGGGATGCTGCAAGTGGCCGTCTCTGCGTACGAGAAGCGCATGGGTGGCGTGCTGAAGAGCGTTGAGTCCGTGATGAAGCAAATGGGAGGGTCAGGTGTCGGAGCTACAGGACAGGGCAACGGAGCAAGCGCACCGGGAGAAGGCGGAATGGCGGCACCATCCGGCGACGGAGCTATTGCGCCAGCAACTATCCAGTGATCGCAAGGGCATCATGGAGCGATGGGCAATCGCTGGCTACACGCACGCTACCGCCGAAGGTACGGCGCAGATGAACGCGCAAGCACTTGGCAACATCGAAGCAATCGACGCAATACTAGGATGGATCGACGGAGACGAAGAATGAACGCCCCAATGGAATATAAAGTGTGGAATCAGTCGGGCATCTACCCTACTGCGGACAAGATCGTGGTGCTTACCGCGAAGATCGAAGAGAAAACCGCGGGCGGTCTTGTGATCCCCAAGCAAGTGCAGGACAAGGAAAACGTGGCTGCGCAGAACGGTACGCTGATCGCTGTCGGTCCTGCGGCGCGTCTGATGAACGAACTCGACGGGATCGAGGCGGGCGACCTTGTTGTATACGCGCGTTACGCAGGAGTCACGCTCCCAGGCAAAGACGGCCAGGTGTACCGGCTCATGCGAGCCACGGACGTAATTGCCAAAGCCGATGGCGTGTACGACACGCAACTGCTGTCCAAACCGCAAGCAACCCCGTTCGTCTAGGAGACAACCATGGCTGGTGAAGACGTTGACGCGCTCGCCGCCTCGGGTGGTACCGATGCGGACACACAGACCCCGGACGTAGGTATCACCGACGACGATCGTGGTGGTGCCGACGAAGCGGAATTCGCTTTCGCCGCTGCCCAAGGGTGGGTACCCAAGGCGAAGTGGAAAGGTGATCCCGCGGAGTGGGCCGATGCTAAGAGTTTTGCGGAGAAGGGGCGTAGCATCAATGCGCTACTCCGCGAATCGAACAAGCGTCTTGAACGAGAACTCACCACGTTGAAAGACGACGTAGGTGTGTTCAAAGCGTTCACCGAGAAAGAACACAAGGCTAAAATCGATGCGCTTGAAACACGTCTCAAGGCGCAACGTACGCAAGCTGTCGCGGACGGCGACGGGGACGCGTTCGCACGCGCCGAAGCTGGTCTTGAAAAACTCGCAGAGGCGAGGGCCGCGCCGAAGTCCGTCGTGCCCCAGGTGGACCCGCAGCATGTTGCTGCGGCTGAGACTTGGCAAGACAAGAACTCGTGGTATGGCGAAGACCGGGGAAAAACGGCCCTCGCAAATTCTGTCACGGTGCAAATTGTCGAGGAAAATCCTGCATTGAAGGGTGACGTGCCCGCGGTTCTCAAGGAACTCGACGTTCGACTCGCTAAACAGTACCCGGAGCTATTCGCTGTGAAGAAACCGAACGGACAATCGCGTGTCGAGGACGGGGCTCCTGGTAACGGTAGCGACACTTCGCGTACCCGGAAGCTCGGATTCAAAGACATGCCGAAGGAAGCGCAACAGCAAGCGCAGCGCATGGTCGATCGCAAGATGCTGAAGACTGTTGACGACTACGTGAAGAACTACGACTTCGGAGGTCAGCGATGAACAAGCCCAACGAATCACTCAACGACATTCTTTCCGCGAGTGGCGGCGGGGATGCGGACGATGTTGTACGTGCCGTGGAAGCGTACGAGCGGCAACGTCAAGAGCCAAAAGTCGAACCCACACCTGAAGCAGAAAAAATGATCCCATGGCAGCGTATCGAAGCTGCCGGTGACACGTCACATGAGGGGGTGAAGCGCCGTGAAACCGCCGAAGAGGCGGCGGCTCGCATCCGCGCTCAACGGGCGTCAGGCGAGCGTGACATGGGGCTCAACGGCTTCACGAAGCGGCTTGAAGTGGGTGGGTCTATCCCGGGCTTCACCCTGCGGATCATCGAGGACGACGTGGACCGGCTTGACAGGGCCGTACGCCATGGCTACGATTATGTCCAGAGTGACGAAATCCGCACTGGCGGGAACGTCACTAGCTTCAACACCGACGTGGGATCGCGCGTGCGATTCGTACTCGGTAAGAGGCGCGATAGCCACGAACCGCTGTACGGGTATCTGATGAAGATTCCCGACGAAATTTACAGCGAAGACATGGCTGCGCACGAATCCGTCAACCGCAGGATCGATGACGGTATTCGTCGGGGGCACGCTCCTGGCGAGTCGAAGGAAGACTTGGAAGGACGCTACATTCCTGGGGGTCGTGTCACATACGATCCCGGCCAAGCAAAAACCTATCGACAAGCTAAGGAGTAACGCATGGCTCTGAACCGACCGTTCGGCCTTGCCGTTTACAACCACAAGCAGACTGCCCCGCTCAACATGCGGGTGACGAAGTATCGTATTCCCTCCGCGGACGGTAGCGCGTTCTACGTTGGGGATACGGTGATCCAGGCTGCGGGTGCTGACACAAACGGTGTCCCGAACGTTGCAAAAGGTGTCTCCGCTTCACGCATCCGTGGTGTCATTGTTGGTATCGAAATGCCCGCCACGGGCCTCGCTTCTCTCCAAGGTACGACCCTCAACGACAACGTGGTCAGCGTCCCCGCTTCCAAGGGTGGCGTCGATTACTACGTGTGGGTGTGTGACGACCGCGATGCGACGTACATTGTGCAGGACGATGGCATCACGACGGCGAACCTCGTCGCCGCGTCTGCCAGTCTGAATTCACTTCTCACGATCGCCGCGGGTGCCACCGTGTACTCGTTCTCGGGTACCGTGCTGCTGTCGTCTTCGTTCGCGGTTACGGCGGGCCACGCGTGGAAGCTGTTGGGCCTCGCGCAAATGCCCGCGATCCCCGGGGGCGGCAGTAACGCCTTCGGTGCGTACGCGGTTTGGGTTGCGAAGAGCAACCTCCACGAGTTCGACGGCTCCGTCGTCGGTATCTAAGGGGAACCAATCATGCCTGGTCCCATCACTACCGGTTCCCACCCGAAACTACTCTGGCCTGGTCTCAAAGGAATTTGGGGCTATGTCTACGACGCGTGGCCGACCGAGTACGACAAACTGTTCGAAGAGACTTCAAGCGACAAGGCGTACGAAGAGTACGTGCAAGTTGCGGGCTTCGGTCTCGGTCAGGTCAAGCCGCAAGGCGACGGGCTGGCGTACGACACTGAACAGCAAGGCGCAGTCACTCGACTGACTAACGTTACGATGGCCCTCGGGTTCATCGTCACGATGGAAGAGTTGATGGACGACAAGTACGAGGCGATTTCGGCTCGCCGTACTCGCGCCAACGCTCGCGCAATGCGGATCACGAAGGAATTCATCGGAGCTAACACGTACAACCGCGCGTTCACGGCGGGGTATGTCGGCGGCGACGGTGTTGTCCTTTGCTCGGTTTCGCACCCGCTGGTGTTCGGTGGCGTGGGGGCGAACACGCCCGTGGTTGCCGCCCCGCTGTCGGAAGTCGCTCTGGAAGATGCGTGCATCGCCATCATGGGTCTACAAGACGATCGTGGACTCCCGGCTGCGATCATGCCGCGCTCGCTGCACGTCTCGCGCTCCGAAATCTTCAACGCTACGCGTATTCTTCAGTCGGATTACCAAAACGACACGGGGAACAATGCGATCAACGCGCTGAAGAGCCAAGGCATGTTCCCTGGCGGGGTCCACGTCAATCACTACTTCAGCGCCGCGCGTCCGTGGTTCATTCGTACCTCGGGCGTGGAAGAGGGGATGATCTATCAGTCCCGCATGGCCGCGACGTTCGGTGAAGACAACGACTTCGACACGAAGAACATGAAGGGCGGCACGATCGAACGGTACAGCTTCGGTTGGGCCGACTGGCGTGCGGTGTGGGGAGTCAACGCAACGTAATCCCCGCTCGCTTCTTTACTCCCTTGAAGGAGTGGGTTTGCCGGGGCCAGGTGTCAAAAGCATCTGGCCCCGTTTTCTAGAAAGGTGGTGATCTGTGAGTTTCCCGGTGAAGCAACGTCGCGGACTGCGACCGAAGCCCCCGAAGAGCAAGTAACGCGGCGATCGTGCCGCGCTTCCATGTGAAGCGTTACTAGGAGAATTTCAATGGGTACCCCGAGTCGTTATCCTTCCGGTGTCAGCACTTCGCCCGCCGAACAAGTTTTCGGTGCGCTGCATTCCCCCAACCCCGTTCGGGACCATGTGTATTCGAACGACTGGGATCAGTACGTCCCGGGTGACTGGACGATCACGACGACCACGGGCTCCAACGCCCTGCAAGTCGCCGATGGCGGTGTCATGCGTCTCAGCACCGCGGCGTCGGGCTCCGATATTCAGAGCATTCGCAAGCTGCCCGCGGCGTTCAAGTTCACCGCGGGTTCGCAACTGTGGTTCGCTGTGCTGCTCAACGTGGCGACGAATGCGACCTCGGTGTGCCGTGCTGGACTGATGACGGGTGGTACTGACCTCATCCCGACTGACGGCGTGTACTTCAGCAAAGCCGCAGCCGGTGTGTGGGAGTTCAACATGAAGGTCGCGGGCGCGACGACTACGCTGTCGAACATCGCAACCGCGGTGGACGGTGCGTACCTGGCGCTCGGTTTCTACTACGATGGCAAGGCCACTCCGACGATGAATGTGTTCTCGTCTTCGGGCATGACGCTGCCGACCGCGGTGGGCAACTTCAACAACTCGGGCGGTCGGTACGTCGTGGCAACGGGCGTGATGACGAACCTCCCGGCGTCGATTCTGGCTCCGACCCTGGCGCTCCAAACCAGCACCGCGGCGATCCGTACCATGGACATCGACTACATGGTTGCTGCGAACGAAGTCAATCGCTTCTAAGGGGGCATCATGGCTAACCTTGCCACGGTGCGCGTGCTTGAGAGTGGGCCACGGAACATCGTGGTCCACGCGGCTGTTTTTGTGGACACTGCGAACCTCGCGGAAACGGTCGTCATCGACGCGACGAATTTCCCGACGGACGACGCCGGGGCGTTGCTTACGACGTGCGCGATCGAAGAGATTGAGTGGTCGGTGCCGCCCCCGCTGTGTGTTCGTTTGGAGTGGAAGGCGACGACGAATACCGACGCGTACGCGCTCAACGCTTCTGACCATCAGTGCTTCCCGTCTCCGATCACGAACAACGCGGGTGCGGGTAAGACGGGCAATCTCGTGATGTCAACGCTCGGCTGGACGGCGGGGCCGCTTCTGGCTACGTTCGTTCTTCGCGCACGGAAGATGGCGGCGTAAATGCCCCGTCGAGAGTATTACTCGCCTGGGGAGTGGAACGCACAGTGCGATCAGTGCGGTCGTATTTTCAAGTCCGCTTCTCTGATGAAAGAGTGGGATGGCTTGCGGGTGTGCGGGG